CTATTTAAATCTATATAAGGAAGACAAAGTATTTGATTTAGATAATTGGACTGATTGTCATACCTTTGATGAAACAAGACGTTTTTGTAAAACTGATATACATTACAAAGAATTAAGTAAAGGCGATGGCAGAAATGGTCATATTATGGCAAGAGATAAAATTTTAAATCACTATATAGACCATAGAAAAGGTAAAAGAAAACTAAATGAACATAGTCCAGAATGGATAAAAAATAAATGAATGGATTAGAATTTTTATATCACGTATTATTTGTAGAAAAAGATGCTGGATTGTGGGGTATTATACTAATGGGTGTAATTTTTGCAATTATAAGTATCGTTGCAGATTACGGATTTAAATCAGACGAAGGGCATTAAAATGATTAATATTTTTATAGGTTATGATAATAAGGAAAAGGTGGCGTTTAATACACTTGCATATTCTATAATTAAGAACTCAACTAAACCAGTGGCAATAACACCAATTGCATTAAACAATATAAAAGATGATTTTGTTAGAGAGCGTAATAATCTTTCATCAACTGAATTTTCTTTTAGTAGATTTATCATCCCACACCTTATGAACTATCAAGGTTGGGCATTGTTTATGGATTGTGATATGTTAATGAAAGCTGATATTGCAGAATTATGGAGATTAAGGGATGACAAGTATGCAGTACAAGTTTGTAAACACGATTACACACCAAAAGAAAAAACAAAGTTTTTAGGTCAACCTCAAACAGCATATCCCAAAAAGAACTGGTCAAGTTTTATGTTAATGAATTGTAAGAAGTGTACACAACTTACACCTAATTATGTAAACAGAGCAAGTGGATTAGAATTACATCAATTTAAATGGTTAGAAGGTGATCACTTAATAGGTGAATTGCCTTTAGAATGGAATTGGTTAGTTGGTGAATACAAATATAAAGAAGATGTGAAGAACGTACATTATACAAAAGGTGGACCATACTTTAAAGACTATAAAGATTGTGATTATTCAGTAGATTGGTTTAATAACTATAATGAATGTAATAAAGTTGATTTGTAATGTTAGTTGGTTTTGGTACTAGAGTTGTATTAGACAATGTTGTAAGACCTTTTGTTGAAAACGAAGGTGGTAAATTTTGGAATCCTCAATTAAAAGGAGGATATCACGTAGGACCATTTGAACAATCTATATGGCCTGGTTTTGATATGAATGAATTTTTAAAAGAAAAAAATGATGTTGCAGTATTTGGTATTTTAAGAGGCACAGAAAATTGGTTGTACAAATGTAAACAATTAGGATTAAACTATTATTATTTTGATCACGCTTATTTTTTTAAAGCACACGGACACAAACGTAATCACATATCAGATATACAATCATATAGAATAACTAAAAATGGTGAAAATTTAAATAAGATTGTTGAATTAAATGATGAAGATAGAAACAGAATACAAAAGTATAAACAGTTTAAAGAAACATTTAGATTAAAAGATATAAGAAAAGGTAAAGATATATTAATCATACCACCTACAGAAGCAGTTTGTAGATATTATAAAATTACAGATTTAGATAGATGGATAAGAAAGACAAAAGAAAAAATTAGAAAGTTTACAGATAGAAGTATTAATATTAGATATAAAACAGACACTAGACCGTTAGATGAAGATTTACATAAAGCATATTGTGTTGTTACATTTCAATCTACAGTTGGTATTACTGCCATATTAAAAGGTATACCTGTAATTTGTGATGATGTATCTATGTGTAAACCTGTATCAATTAAATATGATGATATAGAAAAAGAATACATAAGAGATAATGATTTAGTTAACAAATGGATAGATAGTTTATTAGCAAATCAATTTTCTATGATAGAAATACAAGACGGAACAGCAAAGAGAATAGTTGACAAATATGATAATAACACACAAACTAGCTAAAACAGATTGTTTATCACACCAAATATTTCCAGCAATTGAAAAAGGTTGGCAAGACGAAGATAAACCTATAAACTTTTTTTGGGGATTAGGTGGAAATAATGTATCTAAAATAAAAGAGTGTATGAATAAAAAAGAAGAATGGTGGTATATAGATGTAGGTTACTTAACACAACAAATAACTAGGTACCCTAGTCCTATAATACACGATTATGATAAAACTTATTTTAGAATATGTAAAGGTGGTATACATACAAATTATGGTAGAGTAGGTAATGGTCAAAGATTAGAATACTTACGTCATCAAGGAATTGACGCAGAATTTAAGGGATGGAATACAGGTGTTACTAAACATATTTTGCTCTGTCCGTCATCACAAACTGTAACGTTTCATATGAATGGTATATCACAAGACGAATGGGTAAAAATTGCAAAACAAGAAATTAAAAAACATACAGATATGCCTATTGTCTTTAGAAATAAACCTAGACCAGGTAACGAATGGTGGGAAACAGATATTAAAGATCAATTAAAGTATGCTCATTGTTTAGTTACAAATATGTCATTATCTGGTGTTGATGCCCTAATGAATATGGTACCTGTATTTGCTGAAGGTAGTAGTATAATGGGACCTGTATCAAGTAGAGATATAAGTAAAATAAAAAAACCATTAAGACCTGGTCGTAAGACTATGGAAGAGTGGTTAAAGTTTGTTGCAGAAAATCAGTTTACAATAAAAGAAATAGAAAACGGTACAGCATATAAAATACTAAAAGAACAAAATGAAAATTAGATATTATAAAAAGATAGATGGTTGGCGTTGGTTAGGTTTTTTATTAGCAATGATAGGTGCGTTTGTTTTATCAAATGCAAATCCTGATACACAATGGATTGGATGGGCGATTGCCACATTTTCTTGTAGTATATGGATTTATATGGGTATCAAAGATAAAGATATACCTAGAGCATTGATGGAGTTTATGTATCTATTACTAGCATTAAGGGCGATATGGAACTGGTTAATGTAGTATGTTTATATTGGGGCAATAAGTATAAAACGGATTACGTAAAAGTCCTTTATAATATGGTTGAAAGACATTTAACCATACCACACAAATTTATCATTTATACTGATCACGTTAAAATGCACAAGTTAGTACCAGGTGCAAACGTAGAAATAAGAAAGTTACCTTTTCATACATACGAAGGTTGGTGGAACAAACTCACATTGTTTAGTCCAGAGGCAAATCTACAAGGTACTTGTTTCTACCTAGATTTAGATGTAGTGATATTAGAAAACATTGATTGTTTTATTGAATATGAAAAAGATACAAAGTTTATAGGTATGAATGATTTTAATAAATCAACTAAACTATTTAATTCTAGTGTTATGAGATTTAACAATGATATTATGACAAAATACGTATGGCAAGAATATCAGAAAGATAAAAAGAATTTTGATAAATTACAAGGTGATCAAAATGTCATATCACAGACAATAAAGAAAACAACTTACTACAAAGCATATCCAGATGAGTGGACTTTTTCAGCAAAATGGTTTGATAGAGAATCACCTAGGTTTCATAGAGAAAAATGGACACTTGAAAGAAAGAGTGGTACTAAAATCGCAGTATTTCACGGTAAACCTAATCCACACGAGTTAGTTGACCTACATCCACACGAATCATACGACAAAAATACCATAGAATGGGTCAAAAATCATTGGAAATAAAGGGTGTTCTCTCTTTGTTCTTCTAAAAAGTAAGTAAAATCAACGTTTTTTAATGCTTGACTTTTAGGTTAGGTATGATACTATAATAGTATGAAAACATTAAAACAAAGAATACAAGAGGCAAGACGAAGAAACTACTTGACATTGCTTCAAATTTTTGATATACTAATAATGAACAAAGGAGAAAAACACTATGTCTAAAACTAAACAATACTATTCAGATAATGCAGAAAATCAAGTTGATCAAATACTTGCTCATATGAAGTCAGGTCAAATTGATGAAGATAAGGCAAAAAAAGAAATCTTAAATGTTGATAATGTGAATATGTTAGATATTGATGAACACAACATTGATGAAGTAATTTATTATAGTTTAAATGGGTAATACAAATATGAAAAGAGTACATTTATGTTATGCTAGAGAATATCAGGATCCAGAAGATGGATACGATTTCTTTTATAGTTATAGTACCATATTCAGAAACGTACCTATTAAACATATTAATACTTTAGAAAAATTTAAAGACAAGATTAAGAAGTATTGTGATAAGAATTTTGTTGAAAGTGCTACTAATTTTAATGATCATACAAAAGTTTTCATTATTGACGATAAAGAATATTATACAACTTATGAAGATGTATTCGGTACTGAAACAGTAGGTAGTGGTAATGCTTTATTTAATGACTATGGACAATTATATAATGGTAGACAGTTTCATAAAAAAGATTATGATCCTAAATTTACAGAAAAATTTACATTTAAAAACCTTAACAAGATAGCGAGTTAGATATGAAATATAATGAAGATAAAATAGTTAAAGAAATATCAGATTACATAAAATCAACTTATGGTGAACATTACAGTACCACTAAAGATGGTTTTCAAGTACAAGATATGCTAAGACAATTAGGCATTGATAAAGATTTCTGTCAGGCAAATGCAATTAAGTATCTATGTAGATACGGCAAGAAGGCTGGTAAAAACAGAAAAGACTTATTGAAGGCGATACATTACATTGTATTGTTAATGAGTAGTGAAGATAACAAGTAAATCTAAACGGAGTGTAGCGCAGTCTGGTAGCGCATTGCGTTTGGGACGCAAGGGTCGTAGGTTCAAATCCTACCACTCCGACCAAATTTGAAAAGGAGAACTATATTATGACAATTGATACAAACGTATGTTATTTCAAAGAAGATGTAGGTAAAAACCTATACAGAAAGAAAACATATTATACACTTGTGATTGAACAAGAAGTATTAGCAAACGATAAAGACGAGGCAGATAAACTATTAGGTGAATGTGGTATTGATCACTCACAGATTAACCACGAAATTACCGAAACAAAAGACGGTGTTGAAACTTATATGGTTGACGCTAATTATACTGATAGTGGTGATACAGAATATGTTGCTAAAGTGGTTTATGATTTATCAGATCCTTATGCAAAAGAAGAAGGATATGTAGAACTTGATTCAGACGCTGAAGAAGTTTTAAAAACACCATATACACAAGGAGAAGGCATATGATAGAAACAATCGCAACAATTGATGTATTAGATTTAGCAATAGATCAATTAGATGAAGGTAGAACCATTGATTGTAAAGACACATTGGTTACCTATAGAGATAAACTTCAAAAGGAAGTAGATCAATTTGATGAGTGGGCAAAAACACAATCAGATATACATACACAATTAGAACTAGAAGCAGAGGGTAAATAGTATGGAATGGATATTATTAATATTAGTTATAATAATGTCAGCCGTTGCTATTGCATATGCTGGTGAGATATATCTTTACCTGAGTCTAGTGTTTGGTTCATTTATTAGAGATATACAGAATAAGATAAATTCAATCATAAGTAGAAAAAAGTAGATGATGAACTATACGTGGACAGGTCGAATCGTCAATCCTCGGTCATCCTCGGACGATTAATATGCACAAAAACACAGTAAATATGCGAGTTTTTAATAGCTTGACATTTAACACGTTTTATGATACAATTAATACATAAACTAACAATAACTATGAAAGGACTATATGTCATTTAAATACGATAAAGAAAATCTGTTCAAAGAATTTGATGTTGCAAAACAAAAAGATATTGCATTATCTAAAGCAGATACACTAGAAGAAAAAGAGAATGATTACTATACAAATAGAATACAATTCTTTAAAGATCACATTGAATTGAAAAAACAACATCCAGAGTATTACTCAAATGTTGATATTAAATTTGAAAATCTGTTAAAACATTATCTTACAGCAAATCCTAGAGATTCGTTTTATCTTTCTTTCTTCGGCAAGACTTACGCAGAAAAAAGAGCAGAGTCAGAACCAACTTCAATAAGAGATTACTAATTGAAAACAAAAAAAGAACTATACAAAATAAGACTTGACCATTACAAATGGTTAGTATCTAAAGGTATCAAAACTACGTTTGAAACGGTTTGTAAATTTCAGAAACCAAAAATCAAATCTAGTGGCGAAACTTTAGATACTTCTATGTATAAAACAGATTATCCTATACCTTGTGGTAACAGGATCGGTGGTAGTACAACTAAAAGAAAATATGCTACACAACTACCTGCTGGCAAGACAATTAGTGTGGCATACAACAAAGGTCCTTATATGGTGGTTGACGCCAAGGACTTTAAAACTATGGGGAGGAAAATATGATGAA